AGCCCGACCGGTGTGCCGTCACGCTCGGCCATCAATCCGACCGAGCTGCCGACGCGGTCGCGCCAGCGCTCGGGGTCGGGCTTGGGTCCGGCCCAGGCCTCGCGCTCGGTTTCGGTGTAGTGGGCGTTGGTGCCGTTGAGTTGAGCACGGCGTCGCGGAAGATCTCGGCCACGGTGGTGGCATCATCGGCCAGGAGCGGGCGCAGAGTGGTCTGTGTCGTCTCGGTGGTCATTCAGAACTTCCGTACAATTTCATTGGTTCTCACGCAGTATTCTGTCGCGTTGCGGGAGACTACCGGGGCGCATCGGGAAGCGCTAGTGCGCTGCACGCATAGCGGCTTTGCCACGCGAGGGGCCGTTGCGAGGCGCCCGCGCGGAGCCGCCAGAGGTGCTTAATCTCTCGTTCATAATGTCCTTCCTCAACGCGATGCGGACCCGGCGGTTCGCACCGGATCGGGTGAAGGAGCGGCGAGCGATGGTGTTCGATTTTCTGCGCAGGGATCGAGAGGCGGCGGTGGAGACCGAGGCCAAGGCCTCGGCCACGGGGCCGCTGATGGCCTATGCGGGGTCCGGGCGGGTGGCGTGGAGCCCGCGTGACGGCGGCTCGCTGACGCGCTCGGGCTTCAGCGGCAACCCGGTGGGGTTCCGGGCGGTGAAGCTGATCGCCGAGGCCGCAGCGGCGCTGCCGTTGGTGCTGCAGGATGCCGAGCAGCGCTTTTCCCAGCATCCGCTTCTGACGCTGGTGACGGCGCCGAACCCGGCGCAGGGCAAGGCGGAACTGTTCGAGGCGCTTTACGGCCATCTGCTGCTGTCGGGGGATGCCTATGTCGAGGCGGTGCCGGGCGCGGCGCGGCTGCCGGCGGAGTTGCACGTGCTGCGCTCGGACCGGATGCGGCTGGTGCCCGGCCCGGATGGCTGGCCGGTGGCCTATGACTATATGGTCGACGCCCGCCGGCACCGGTTCGAGGTGAGCGAGCAAGCCTCGCCGATCTGTCACATCAAGGCGTTCCACCCGCAGGATGACCATTACGGGCTGTCGCCGGTTCAGGCGGCGGCGCAGGCGGTGGACGTGCACAACAGCGCCAGCCGCTGGTCGAAATCGCTGCTCGACAACGCGGCACGGCCCTCGGGCGCCATCGTCTGGACCGCCGGTGACGGACAGGGCGGCATGGCGGCGGATCAGTTCCAGCGCCTGCGCGACGAGATGGAGCTCTTGCACCAGGGCGCGCGCAATGCCGGGCGGCCGATGCTTCTCGAGGGCGGGCTGGACTGGAAGCCGATGGGGTTTTCGCCCTCCGACATGGAATTCCAGAAGACCAAGGAAGCGGCGGCGCGCGAGATCGCGGTGGCCTTCGGGGTGCCGCCGATGCTGCTTGGCATCCCCGGCGAGGCGACCTTTGCCAATTACCAGGAGGCGCACCGCGCCTTCTACCGGCTCACCGTGCTGCCTCTGGCGACGCGGGTGACGGCGGCGGTGGGGCGGTGGCTGGCCTCGCATCTGGGAGAAGAGGTCGCGCTGATGCCCGATCTTGACCAGGTGCCCGCGCTGGCTGCCGAGCGCGACGCGCAGTGGGCGCGGGTCGCCGGCGCCGAGTTCCTCACCGCCGCAGAGAAGCGCCGGATGCTGGGCCTGCCGGAGCTACAGGAGGTGCCGGAGGGAAATGCCGGTGAGTGATCGCAGGCTGGATTACGAGCCCTTCGCCTGTGCGCCGGCGCTGAAGCTGGAGGCGCATGAGCAGATGAGCCGGCTGCAGCTCGATGCGCTGAACGCGCGTCTCGACCGGCTGGAGCTGCTGCTCGAACGGCTCGAGCGGCGGATGTGGCTGGCGGTCTCCGGCGTGGCCGGCGTGATCGTCGCGCAGGCGTTTCAGAGCGTCATCGTGGCCACGCCCTAGGCGTGGCTGCAGGGACCCAATCGGGAAAGGAACGGGAATGGATCTGGAGCACAAGTTCTGTCGCTTCGACACCGGGGTGACGCTGAGCGAGGGCGCGCGGATCGAGGGCTATGCCTCGCTCTTCGGAGCCTGTGATCAGGGCGGCGACGTAGTGGTGGCTGGGGCCTACGCGGCCTCGCTGAAGCGGCTGGCCGCCGAGGGGCGCGCGGTGAAGATGCTGTGGCAGCACGACCCGGCGCAGCCCATCGGCACGTGGGACGAGGTGCACGAGGATGCGCGTGGCCTGCACGTGACGGGCCGGTTGCTCGACACGGTCGAGCGCGGCCGCGAGGCGGCGGCGCTGATCGCGGCGGGTGCCATCGACGGGTTGTCGATCGGCTACCGCACGCTGCGCGCCACGAAGGACGGCACGGGGCGCAGGCTCCTGACCGAGCTGGAGCTCTGGGAGGTGTCGCTGGTGACCTTCCCGATGCTGCCCAGCGCACGGGTCGCGGCCAAGGGCACACGCCCCGACGAGGCCGCGATGGACGAGCTGGCGCAGACGCTCGAGCGCGCGCGCCGGGACCTGGCGCGAGGTTGAGCGCGCCGATCAGGAACGGGATCGAGACCATGACCAACACCGACAACGTCTCCCGGGCCGGGAACGGCCATCCGGCCACCCGCGTCGGCGCCGCGATTGCGGGGCTTGTGGACGATATCAGGGCCTTGCGGGGCGACCTTGAGCTGAAGATGCAACAACAGGAAGAGCGACTGACCATGCTTGACGCGAAACACGCAACGCCGCGCGGACGCCCGGCACTGGCCACCACGGCGGACACCGGCGCGCCGCACCGCGAGGCCTTCGATGCCTATCTCCGGACGGGTGACGATGACGGGCTGCGCGGCCTCGTGCTCGAGGGCAAGGCGCTGTCGACCGGGGTGGCCGGCGATGGCGGCTATCTGGTCGATCCGGCGACCTCGGAGACGGTGAAGTCGGTGCTCGACAGCACAGCCTCGATCCGCGCCATCGCCAGCGTGGTGACCGTCGAGGCGACCTCTTACGATGTGCTGATCGATCAGGGCGAGACCGGCGCTGGCTGGGCCGATGAGACCGCCGCCTCGTCGGAGACCGGCACGCCGACCATCGACCGCATCGCGATCAAGCTGCACGAGCTCTCGGCGATGCCGAAGGCGAGCCAGCGGCTGCTCGACGACAGCGCCTTCGACATCGAGATGTGGCTCGCGGGGCGCATCGCCGACAAGTTCGCCCGCGCCGAGGCCGCGGCCTTCGTGTTGGGCGACGGCGATGACAAGCCGCGCGGCTTTCTCGATCACGACGCGGTCGACAACGCGGTCTGGACCTGGGGCAACCTCGGCTATGTGCCGAGCGGGGTGGATGGCGGCATCGGCGATGGCGATGCCATCATCGACCTAGTCTACGCGCTGGGGGCCGAGTACCGGGCGCGGGCGAGCTTCGTGATGAACTCCAAGACCGCCGGCGCGCTGCGCAAGCTCAAGGATGGCGACGGGCGCCACCTGTGGTCGGACGGGCTGGCGGCGGCGGAGCCGGCGCGGCTGTTGGGTTACCCGGTGCTGATCGCCGAGGACATGCCCGATATCGGCAGCGGCACCGATGCCATCGCCTTCGGGGATTTCTCGGCCGGCTACACCATCGCCGAGCGTCCCGATCTGCGGGTGCTGCGCGATCCGTTCAGCGCCAAGCCGCACGTCCTGTTCTACGCCACCAAGCGCGTGGGCGGCGACGTGAGCGACTTCGCGGCGATCAAGCTGCTGCGCTGCGACACGGCCTGATCCGGCCACGGGACACGGGGGCGGCATTGCGCCGCCCGCGTGGGGCGCGTGCCGGGACGCGTGTGTTGTCAGCTGCTCCCTCCGTCCGAGCAATGCACGCGGTACGCGCCCGCTCGGGCGGGCGGTCGGGAGAGGTTTGCGGAGAAGAACGATGATGTTGATCGAAGAAACCCAGCTGCCCGAGGCGGTGCTGCCGGTCGTCGCGCTGAGGCGGCACCTGCGGCTCGGCACCGGTTTCGCCGAGGACGACCTGCAGGACGCGGTGCTTGGCTCGTTCCTGCGCGCGGCGCTGGCAGCAATCGAGGCGCGAACCGGCAAGGCGTTGATCACGCGCGGGTTTGTCTGGACGCTGCATGGCTGGCGCGACGCGCAGGCCGAGCGCTTTCCCATCGCGCCGGTGACGGCGGTAACGGGGATCGCGGTGATCGACCGGTTCGGTGCCGCCGAGGCCATCGCGGCCAGCGCCTTCCGGCTCGAACAGGACGGTCAGGCGCCGCGGCTCTGCGCGCAGGGCGTCGCCTTGCCAACGTTGCCCGAGGGCGGGGCGGCGGAGATCCGTTTTACCGCAGGCTTTGGCGCGGCATTCGATGACCTGCCGGCAGACCTGGCTCAGGCGGTGCTGCTGCTGGCGGCGCATTACTACGAATATCGCGAGGCGACCGGGCTGGGGCAGAACTGCATGCCGTTCGGTGTGACCTCGCTGATCGCGCGCTACCGCCCGCTTCGGATGGGGTTCGGCGCATGAGCATTCCGCTTCTGAACCGCAGGCTGGTGCTCGAGGCGCCGGTGGTGGCGCCCGACGGCGCCGGGGGCCAGATCGAGAGCTGGGTCGCCATGGGCACGCTCTGGGCCGAGATTCATCCCAAGACCGGGCGCGAGGCGACCGGCGAGGCGGGCGCACTGTCGGTGCGGGCCTTCCGCATCACCGTGCGCGGCGCGCCGATGGGGGCGTCGAACCGCCCGCTACCGGGACAGCGCTTTCGCCAGCACACGCGGCTCTTCCGCATCGTGGCGGTGACCGAGGCCGAGCGTGGCGGCCTCTACCTCACCTGCGAGGCACGCGAGGAGGTGGCGGCATGAGCTATGCAATGTCGGCGGCGCTGCAGGGCGCGATCTATCAAAGGCTCGCCGGGGATGCGGCGCTCGAAGCGCTCGTGGGCGGGCATATCTACGACGCGCCGCCCGCCGGACCGCTGCCGGGGCTTTACCTGACGCTCGGCGCCGAGACGGTGCGCGATGCCTCCGACGCGGACGGGCACGGCGCCTGGCACGATCTGACGGTGGCGGTGATCAGCGACGCGGCGGGGTTCCAGTCGGCCAAGCAGGTGGCGGCGGCGGCGAGCGACGCGCTCGACGATGCGCCGCTGGCTTTGACGCGGGGGCGTCTGGTGAGCCTGCGCTTCCGGCGCGCCCGGGCGCGGCGCGAAAGCGGCGGGCTGAGGCGCATCGACATGATCTTCCGCGCCCGCGTCGAGGACGCGTGAGGCGACGGCCCAACCGGCCGGTGACACGTGGCGGAGGCTTCCGCCGATCAGCAAGGAGCAAGACAGATGGGTGCCCAGAACGGCAAGGACCTTTTGGTCAAGGTGGACCTGACCGGCGACGGCCAGTTCGAGACCATGGCGGGGCTGCGCGCCACGCGGGTGAGCTTCAACGCCGAGAGCGTCGATGTGACGACGCTGGAGAGCCAGGGCGGCTGGCGCGAACTCTTGGCGGGGGCCGGGGTGAAATCGGCCAACATCTCGGGCTCGGGCGTGTTCAAGGATCAGGCCACCGACGAGCGCGCGCGGCAGATCTTTTTCGATGGCGACACGCCGGCCTTCCAGGTGGTGATCCCGGATTTCGGCACCGTCGAGGGGGCCTTTCAGGTCACCGCCATCGAATATGCCGGCAGCCACAATGGCGAGGCCACCTACGAGGTCTCGCTGGCCTCGGCGGGCGCGCTGAGCTTCGTGCCGGTGCCGGTGGCCTGATGGCGAACCCGTGGCGTGGCGAGGTGGCGGTGACGCTCGATGGCGAGCGCCGGGTGATGCGGCTGACGCTGGGGGCGCTTGCCGAGCTCGAGGAGAGCCTGGGCGACGATACGCTGGTGGCGCTGGCGCAGCGCTTCGAGGAGGGCCGCTGCAGCACCCGTGACGTGCTGGCGCTGATTGTTGCCGGGCTTCGCGGTGGCGGTTGGGAGGGTTCTGCGGCGGATCTGCTGCGCGCCGAGATCGCAGGCGGTCCGATGGTCGCGGCGAGGGCCGCCGCAGAGCTTCTGGCGCGGGCCTTCATGCTGCCGGAGGAGGGCTGATGGAGCGCTTCGACTGGCCGGCGCTGATGCGCGCCGGGCTGCGCGGGCTGGGGCTGCGGCCCTGCGAGTTCTGGGCGCTGACCCCGGCGGAACTGCGGCTGATGCTGGGCGCTGACAGCGCCGCGAAGCCCATGGGACGGGCGCGGCTCGAGGAGCTGCTCGCGGCCTTCCCGGATCAGGTGAAAGGGGATCGGCAATGACCGATTTTGGCGAGATGGGTGATCTCGACGGCGATATCGCGGCGCTGGAGGCGAGCCTCGGCTCGGCCAGCGCCATGGCGGCGGGGTTCGATGCCGAGCTCAAGCGCATTCACCAGACGTTTTCCGCGACCGGGGGCAGCGTGACGCGGCTCGAACGGTCGCTGAGCTCGGGGCTGGGGCGGGCCATCGACGGGGTGATCCTCGACGGGATGAAGCTGTCGGACGCGCTGGGCGTGGTGGCGCGCTCGATGGTGGATGTGGCCTACCGCGCCGCGGTGCGGCCGGTGTCGGATCATCTCGGCGGGCTGATCGCCGGCAGCATGGCCGGGGTGTTCGGCGGGCTCTCGCCCTTCGCGCAAGGCGGCGCTTTCGCGCAGGGCAAGGTGATGCCGTTTGCCTCGGGCGGGGTGGTCAACGGGCCGGTGGCCTTCCCGATGCGGGGCGGCACCGGGCTCATGGGCGAGGCCGGTCCCGAGGCGATCATGCCGCTCTCGCGCGGGCCGGACGGGCGGCTCGGGGTTCGGGCCAGCGCCGCGCAACAGCCGCCGATGGTGGTGATGAACATCACCACGCCAGACGTGCAGGGCTTCCGCCGCAGCCAGTCGCAGATCGCGGCGCAGATGAGCCGCGCGCTGGACCAGGGCCTGCGCAACCGCTGAGGAGCTGAGGAGAAGAGCATGAGTTTCCACGAGGTGAGATTTCCCGCCGACCTGAGCTTCGGCGCGCTCGGCGGGCCCGAGCGGCGCACGGACGTGGTCGAGCTGAGCAGCGGCTTCGAGGAGCGCAACAGCCCCTGGGCGCATTCGCGGCGGCGCTATGACGCGGGGCTGGGGCTGCGCGGGCTCGACGATATCGAGCAGCTGCTGGCGTTTTTCGAGGCGCGCCACGGCCAGCTCTACGGGTTTCGCTGGAAGGACTGGGCCGATTATCGCTCCTGCCGGCCCTCGGGCACCGTGAGCCCCGGCGACCAGGTGATCGCGCGGGGCGACGGCGCGACGCGAAGCTTCCAGCTGGTCAAGGTCTACCGCTCCGGCGGGGCCAGCTATGCCCGCCCGATCACCAAGCCGGTGGCCGGCACGGTGATCGCCGCCGTGCAGGACGTGGAGATGCGCGAGGGCGTGCATTTCGCGCTCGACCTGACCACGGGCACGATCACCTTCACCGATCCGCCGCTTTCCGGCGTCGAGATCACCGCGGGCTACGAGTTCGACGTGCCGGTGCGCTTCGACACCGAGCGCATCAACGTGAGCGTCGCGAGTTTCCAGGCCGGGCAGGCGCCCGACGTGCCGGTGGTCGAGGTGCGGGTCTGATGGGGGCGGCGGAGCTTCACGCGCATCTGGCCGGCGGGCTTGGCACTGTGGCGCGTTGCTGGGCGGTCACGCGGGCCGATGGCATTTCGCTCGGCTTCACCGATCACGACCGGGATCTGGCGTTCGACGGGCAGAGCTTTCGCGCTGACACCGGGCTCAGCGCCAAGACGCTGCAGCAGGCCACGGGGCTCTCGGTCGACAATTCCGAGGCGATGGGTGCGCTGCGCGACGATGCACTTTCGGAGGCGGATATCGAAGCCGGGCGCTTCGATGGGGCCGAGGTGGTGTGCTGGCTGGTCAACTGGCAGGATGTGAGCCAGCGGCGGGTGCTGTTCCGCGGCTCGATCGGCGAGATCCGGCGCGCCGGCGGGGCCTTTCACGCCGAGCTGCGTGGCCTGACCGAGGCGCTGAACCGGCCTCTGGGGCGCGTCTATCAGGCGCCGTGCACGGCGGTGCTGGGGGATGCGCGCTGCCGTGTCGATCTCGATGAGCCGGGGTATTTTCACGAGGGCGCGGCGGTGCAGGTGCAGGACAACCGCGAACTGCTCTTTGGCGCGCTGACCGGCTTCGAGGCGGGCTGGTTCCAGCGCGGCCGGCTGGTGGTGCTGAGCGGTGCGGCGCAGGGGCTGACGGGGGCGATCAAGCGCGACCGTTTCAGCGAAGAGGGGCGGCGGATCGAGCTTTGGCACCCGCTTGGGGCGGTGCTTGCGGCGGGCGATCTGGTGCGGCTCGAGGCGGGCTGCGACAAGCGGCTCGAGACTTGCCGGCTCAAGTTCAACAACGTGGTCAACTATCAGGGCTTTCCCGACATTCCCGAGGAGGACTGGATGCTGGTGCACCCGACCCGCGCCAAGGCCAAGGGCGGGGGAAGCCGGCGATGAGCGCGCGGATCGTGAGCGCGGCGCGGGGCTGGATCGGCACGCCCTATCGCCATCAGGCCTCGCTGCGCGGGGCGGGGTGCGATTGCCTCGGCCTCGTGCGCGGGGTCTGGCGCGAGGTGATCGGACCGGAGCCCGAGACGGTGCCCGCCTATACCCGCGACTGGTCCGAGCCGCAGGGCGAGGAGGCGCTGCTGGCCGCCGCGCTGCGGCACATGGCGCGCAAGCCGCTCGAGGACGAGGCGCCGGGCGATGTGCTGCTGTTTCGCATGCGCGACGGCGCGGTGGCCAAGCATCTGGGGTTGCAGGCCGGGCTTGGCGCGGCGGCCAGTTTTGTTCATGCCTATAGCGGCCACGGCGTGGTCGAAAGCCGGCTCAGCCGGCCCTGGTGCCGCCGGCTGGTGGCGCGCTTTGCGTTCCCGGAAGGAGCAAGCTGATGGCGACAATCGTCTTTTCCGCCGTGGGCGCCGCCGTGGGCGGGGCGATCGGTGGCTCGGTACTTGGCTTGTCGATGACTGCGGTCGGCCGGTTCATCGGCGCCAGTCTCGGCCGGGCGCTCGACCAGCGGCTGATGGGACAGGGCTCGGAGACCGTCGAGACCGGGCGCATCGACCGCTTCTTCCTCAGCGGCGCGGGCGAAGGCGCCGCGATCCCGCAGGCCTACGGCCGGATGCGACTGGGCGGGCAGGTGATCTGGGCCACCGAGTTCCGCGAGCGGGTCGACAAGGACAAGGTCGGTGGCGGCGGCAAGGGCGGCGGCGGTCCAAGCCAGACGGTCAAGAGCTACAGTTATTCCCTG